GTTGAGGCAGGCGTATAAGCGTGTCTACCGTTAAACCTAGGCCTTTGCTTAGCCTTAGGGTCAATTAATATACCACCTTCAAAAATAACCTCGTATTCCCACATACCTATAAGCTTAACCTAAACTTAACTTGATTCAAATTCTCTAAATTCTCATAATTATCGTATGGACAACCTTAAAGCCCTTCAAGAACACTTCGAGAAACTAAAGGCCCATATCATCCACGAAGAGTCCAAGGTTGTAAAACGTGAAACAGTTAGGACCGCTAAAGATCGTGCTAAGAAAGCTAAAATCGCTAAGAAAAACAGCTATATACCTGAATCTTCGTTGACTAGGAAGCTGACCTATATAGAATCTTCCCAGCAGTGGGAATGGAAATGAAGCAAGACGGAAGATCAAAGACAAGAATTTACAAAGTTTGGTACGGAATTATTTCTAGGACTACTTGCAAGACTGACACTAATTATAAAAGGTATGGCGCTAAGGGAATAGGTATATGTGATAGATGGCTGTCTTTTTATAATTTCTTAGAAGATATGGGAGACCCAAAAGAGAAACTTGTTTTAGATCGGATAAACGGTAACCTTGGGTATTTTAAGGAAAATTGTAGATGGGTAACGCAAAAACAAAACAGCAACAACAGAGTAACCAATCAAAGAACAGTAGAATACAAGGGTAGGAAAATGACATTGTCCGAGTTTTCGGACTTAGTAAAAATACCTTACAAAATAGTTTACGCTAGATTGGGTTACGGCTGGGACGTTGAAAGAATAGCGACAACTGAGAGAATGAAAAACCAGCATTCTTATGCTGTTGCTTCTTGGTCTTCAGATAACGAAGATAAAACATTATCGTGACACTCTATCAACTTTAAAGAACACCCATCGAAGTCGCAGTAAGTGCTCATAGCGTCCACTATCCACTTCTGTATCTCTTCCATAGACAGCGTGTTCTCACATAATATCTCAAGCTCAAATTTAGCTGCCTTGTGCAATCCCATACTTTCATTGTCACACTAATTGACCATTAATAAAATACGTGCGATGCTATTTTTGTTCTCTAAACAAGAACCTTAAAGACTGAGATTATAAAGGGTTTCTATAACTGTGAATAACGACGATGGCGTCAAACGCAAATCTCCGCTTCATAAAGCTGGCCCTGGCCGACCTGTAGGCTCCATTAACAGGTATAATCTTCTCGCGGGTAAGCACTTAGAGGCCAGAGGCGTTAACCTTATAGACGAGTTCGTAAACGCTCTAGCTAAAGTCCAAAATCAAGAAGCTAAAGCTAATCTCATTCTAAAAGCAATGCCCTACATATACCCACAGCTCTCAGCTATCGCTATTCAAAACATTCCAGCCGATGTACAAAAAGAGAACGGTCTATTATCTAACGAAGAGTTATTCGCTAAAGCTAAACTCATAATGGAAAGGAACCAACATGGAGACAGTGGAACAAGTATCAATGGAAGCGAAACAAGAGAAATTGAGAATAGAATGGGAGAAGATGGCCATTCAACTGGGGGAAATAGCGATTCAAAGGGACTTACTATTAGAACAAGAACTGTTGACGAAGCAGAAGATGGGGAAAATCAATGAACAATATAAACTCATTAATATCCCTGAGGGAGAAGAACCCTAGTGATGACGACTTCATTATCGACGCGTGGATTAAAGGACTCCGAGGAAACACAACACTCGGAGCCATGCCACCACAAATCTACTTCAAAAAAGCATCTAAACTTATTCAGTTTATATACAGTAGATCATACGGAGTCGTCGCCGCAGATAAAACGGATGATTCTGTTATATTCGGTTTTTGTGTCTTCCGCTTTGTTGGCAACATACCTGTTATTCCATACATCTATGTTAAAAGTCCTTTTCGGAAATTAGGAATAGGAACATTACTTCTTAACGAAGTATCTAAAGATTCTAAAATCATAACAAATATGAACCCACGTAAAGAAAAGTTCTTTGCAAAACGTAATTGCATTTACGATGGGTTCTTAGACTGGGAGCAATATAGTGGAAGAGATTGAATCAATTTACTTAGGAGTCACGGCTAAAATAGCTGGTAAGAACCATACATTCTTATCCTCTAAAGCTGATAGAGTTAAAATCATACGTAATTCTGAAATGCAACGATATGAGATCACAGATAGTGCAGGTGTTCTTAACTACATTGAGTTTGCTAACGTAAGACAAGCCACTGTCACACGTAAGGAAAATGCAAGACCACGAAATACTAAGTGAGTTTATAGCTCGCTTTGGGTCTATCCAAGACGACATAGCCTCAATACTTTTCGACAAACAACGAGCCGTCATACGTGACAAGAACACCTACGTTGCAGCCGTATGCACTCGAAGGGCCGGTAAGTCGTACTTTTCAGGAGCTCGCCTCTACCAGTCAGGCATTGAACATAAAGGCTCCATTTCCCCATATATTGCACTAACCCGATACTCAGCTCGCAACATCATGTGGCCAATCCTTCTTAGAATTGCTGAGAAGTGTAATATTAAAATAGACCCAATCGAGTCTAAGTTAACTATCAGACTGACTGATTATGACTCTGAGATACAACTATTCGGAGCTGACACTAAAAACTACATTGAGCGCCTCAGGGGAACCCCATACCCAGTAGCTATCATCGACGAAGCTGGTTTCTTTAAATCACATATCGAGACACTCGTTGACGATGTACTAACCCCATCGGTGTCAGATTATAATGGCCAAATCTACTTGCTCGGAACTCCTGGTATTAGACCTCAGGGCATGTTCTATGAAGCCACCCAAAAACTCTCACAAGGCTTCTCAGTTCATAAATGGTCGGTCTTTGATAATCCACACATGCCACACGCTCGTAAGTTCGTAGACGACCTTATGAAGCGTAAGAACTGGACTCTAGATAATCCAACGTACCAACGCGAGTGGCTTGGTATGTGGGTAGAAGATCTTGACGCTCTCGTATATAAGTTCAATAAAGAGAAGAACTCTTACACAGAGCTACCACGCGACAACGACTGGACCCGTATTCTCGCAGTCGATTATGGCTACCACGATAAGACTGCCTTCGCTGTCGTTGCCTACCACCCGAAAGTACGTAAGACTTATGTGGAATATGCACGCGGTTATTCAGAGTTGATACCTTCACAGATAGCAACCCACCTTGAGTTTTTAAACGCTAAGTATAAGCCCATCAAAATAGTGGCGGATACTGGCGGATTAGGGAAATCAATTACAGAAGAAATGAGGATTCGTTATGCTTTACCTATTGTGGCAGCGCAAAAAACAGACAAGCTTAGTTTTATATCTCTTCTCAATGGCGATTTCATTGATGGGAATTTACTTGTTCACGAGTCTCTATCAGATTTGCGTGAACAATATTCTACGCTAATCAAAAACGACGACGGCAATGAAGACCCTGCTATGCCTAACGATTTATGTGACGCAGTTCTTTACGCATGGCGGCAGTCTAAAGCGCACTCTTATGTGCCAGACATTGTATACAAAACTAAAGAAGACGAGCTTAATGCTATGGCTGAAAAGCTATGGGAAAAAGACGAAGAGCGCTTAACCAAGGAGCAAAACGAATGGTACAATCAGTAGAGTTTCTAGAACAAATGCTTATTATTCTTAAAAAATACGACGTCAAGAATTACAAAGACGCTGAGATTAGTATAGAATTTAATGATACATTCGCTGATAGCAGCAATAAGTTTGAGACTAACCAAGAATCCGTGGACGACGACACGCTCTTCCACTCAGGAGTATAAACTTGAACACTTGGTATCAACAAAAAAAGGGTGACGCTCACTCATCCATCACCCCTCTCATTCATCACCTTAAACAACATCAAAGCTACCGTAACATCGAGAACCTTAGACACGTTCGTCTGTACGGGAACCTTGACGTACTTGGACTGTCTGCCACTCAATACGCTAGACCTAACTCAACAACGGTTAATAACAGGGTTACTCTTAACGTCATCAAGTCTTGCATCGACACAGCTCAAAGTAAGATAGCTAAGAATAAACCTAAGCCTACATTCCTAACTTCAGGCGGCGATTACTCTCAGCAAAAGAAAGCTAAGAAACTTGATAAATTTATTCTCGGACAGTTCTACGCTAATGATATTTACCACGTTGGCCATCAAGTATTTGTTGATGCTTGTATCTTTGGTACTGGCGCTCTCAAAATCTTCGAGGATGATTTAAAGATACGCATTGAGCGCACTATTCCAGACGAGCTCTTAGTTGATGATGCCGAAGGTATCTACGCTAAGCCTCAGAACCTATATCAGTCTAAGATAGTAGACCGTGATCTACTCAAGTCTATGTTCCCAAAACACAAGCTAATTATTGATGGGCTTCAGAGTGTTAAAGGGAGCGGGTTTAACATTGTTGAGAACTACGCCTCTGACCAAGTTATTGTTCACGAAGCGTGGCACCTGTCTAATGATAAATCAAATGAGACAGGTAGGCATGTTATATGTGTTGAGGGCGCCGACCTTGTACACGAGGAATGGACTAAGCCCTATTTCCCATTCGCGTTCTTCCGTTGGTCGCAGCGTCCGTATGGATTCTGGGGTCAAGGTATCGCAGAGGAACTAGTAGGTATTCAAATTGAGATTAATAAGATACTTAAGAATATTCAGATAGCACAACATTTACTATCTGCCCCCGCAGTTTACATTGAGCAAGGCTCAGGAATTATCTCACAACACTTATCAAATGAAATTGGCCGCATCATTAAATACAAAGGCACGATGCCTGTTACTAAAGCCGACCCAATCGTAGCAGGCGAGATGTATGCCTATCTTGATAAGTTATACCAAAGAGCATTTGAAATTGTTGGTATCTCACAGATGTCAGCTCAATCACAAAAACCAGCCGGTCTTAATTCTGGTAAAGCGCTTCGTGAGTTTAATGATATTGAATCAGAGAGATTTATTATCATTGGGCAGACTTGGGAAAAGTTCTTTATGGACACGTCTAAGCAAATGATCGGATGTGCTAAAGACATCTACGCTAAAGACAAAGAGTTCTCAGTTAAAGTTAAAGGTAAGAAGTTCCTTGATACTATCAAATGGTCTGAAGTGGATTTAGAGGAAGACCAATATATCATGCAGGTATTCCCTACCTCCATGCTACCGCAAGAGCCAGCGGGTCGTCTTGAAACTGTATCAGAAATGATAGCAAGTGGAATGCTGGACCCTGAAACAGGAGCAGAGCTACTTGACTTCCCTGATATTCAACAGGCATCTAATCTTAAGATGGCAGCTCGTGCAGTTGTTAGAGATTACGTTGACCAGATTGTTGAAGATGGCATTTTCTTTTCTCCAGAGCCGTATATGGACCTTAATTATTGCAAGGTATATGGGCAGATGGCTTACAACAAGGCAAAGCTTGAGTATGTTCCCGAGGAACATTTAGAACTTCTACGTAGGTTTATGGAACAAGCCGATTACTTGATGCAGCCACCTCCACAACCAGTGGAAGCACCTGTACCAGAAATGGTTGAGCCTGAAATGCCTATGGGTGAAGTTCCTCAAGAACCGCCAATGATGGCTTAATAAAAGAGGGATTTTTTAATGTCTGAAGTACAAGTTGAATCAACACCTACACCTGCGCCAATTATAGAAGCCGCTCCAGTTGAAGTAGCTCCAATAGTAGAAGCACTCGCAATAGATACACCGGCACCAGTTGTTGAAGAGGATAGTTTTGCTAAACGATTCGCAGCCCTTGCACGCAAAGAAAAGAAAGTCAGACAAGAAACAGAAGAAACAAAATTAATCAAAGATAAGTACGTTGATTATGAGACTGCTAAGAAGTTAGCAAAGACCGACCCAGATGAGTTCCTTAAGAAATACGACTTAAGCTATGAGGAGCTTACCCAGTTTTATATTAACGGTAGACCAAAGACCGATCCTAAAGTCCTAGAGATTCAAGAAGAGCTAGCGAAAGTTAAAAAAGAGCGGGACGAAGAAAAAACTAAGCTTCAAGAGGAGACTCGCCAAGCTGCTATTAGTAAGTTTAAAACAGAACAAACTTCGGTAGTTAAATCTGGCGGTGCTAGATTTGAGCTCATTAACACGACGGGTGCCTATGATCTTGTTTACGATGTCACGAAAGAATACTTCGACACGAATAAAGACGACAATGGAAACGGCAAAATTCTGTCACATGAAGAGGCTGCCGACATGGTTGAAAAATATCTTGAGCAAGAGGTTGAAAAGTTTTTAAAAGCCGATAAGATTAAGAATAAGTTTGCGCAAGCAAACGGTAAGACTGAGACTGTGGCTAAGATTGAGACGCCAGAATCAAAAACACTCACCAATTCAATGACCTCGTCTGCTAATCCGCAGTCGAAAGCCCTTAGCAGGGAAGAGTCTATCGAAAGAGCGGCTCGCCTGATTAAGTGGCAATAACAGGAGTCTTATTAAATGGCATCACTTGATTTAACAAGCTTTGCAGGAGCTCTCAAAGAGCACTATGCAGGGCAAACCGTTCAGAACATGGTCTATAAAAATAACCCTTGGTTGGCTATGTGCCCCAAGTATGAAAAGTTTGGCGGTAAGAACTACCCCCTTCCTTTGATCTACGGAAACCCAATGGGTCGTTCTGCTACTTTCGCTACGGCGCAAGCTAACAAGACCGCATCCAAAATCGTTGAGTTCTTACTCACACGTAAGTCCGATTATGCTTTGGCATCTATCACTAATGAAGTTCTTGAAGCTTCGATGGGTAATGCTAACGCGTTTATGGAAGCTGCTACATGTGAGATCGACGGCGCGATTAACTCCGCTGCTCGCTCACTTGCTATCGGTATGTTTGGAACGGGTTCTGGTTCACTAGGTCAGGTCGCTTCTGGTATGGCTACCACGACTATCACTCTGAGCAACCTTAACGACATCACCAACTTTGAAGTTGGAATGGTTCTTAAAGCTGCTACCACTGAACCCGCTACCACGCTCCGCGCTGGATCTGTAACGGTTACTGGCGTTGATCGTGATGCTGGCACGTTGACCGCTGCTGCGGCTTGGACCGCTGGTATTGCCGCCCTTGTGGCTAACGACTACTTAGTAGTTGAAGGCGATGCTACGAACAAAATCAAAGGTCTCCAAGCTTGGTTGCCTTATGTCGCTCCTACGGGCGGTGATTCGTTCTTCGGCGTTGACCGATCTGTTGATCCAAGTCGCCTTGCTGGCATTCGCCAAGACGGTTCTTCAAAGCCCATTGAGGAAGCTCTGATTGACGTAGCTGCACGACTTGGACGCGAAGGCGGTTCTCCTGATATCGCTTTCTTGGACTTCTCTAAGTATGCTGATCTTGAGAAAGCTCTCGGTTCAAAAGTTCAATACATCAATGAGAAAGTCGGAGAGATTGGTTTTGCTGGTCTTCAAATCCAAGGTCCAAAAGGGATTATCAAAATCTTCGCTGACCAAAACTGCCCATCTGGTTACGGGTTTCTGCTCACCAAAGATACATGGAAATTGTACTCTTTGGGTGCTGCTCCTAAGATCTTGGACAGCGACGGTCTTAAGATGCTTCGTGAAGCTGCGGCAGACAGCGTTGAAGTTCGAGTTGGCTACTATGCTCAGCTCGGAAGCAATGCTCCTGGCTTCTCTGGTATCGTTAAACTTAGCTAAACATAATTAGTTTACTATCCTACTTAGGCTCGCTCTCGAAAGGGGGCGGGCCTTTTTAGGTAGAAGCTGCTATCTTGGATGTAGACAATTAAGTCTGCTTTTCGATGGGGCTTAAGGGGATATAAAATGGCAAATCGTTATTTCAATCAGTTCAGTGGGACTCTCGACAAAGGATTAGTCCTTCTTCAAGGTTCGTTTGCTCCTGATACTACAAACGCTCCTACGACCGTTAAAGGTAAAGGGTTCTCTGTAGCTCGCACCTCTACTGGTCTGTTCACTATTACTCTTCAAGACACCTACCAGCATTTAATCTCTGGCCAAGTGACAATTCAACTTGCAGCTGGCGATGATAAAATGGTTCAGCTTGGTGCTGTTGATGTTGCATCCGCTAAGACGATTCAGATTCGCGTGTGGGATATCTCTGGCGCGGCTGTTGCAGACGTTGCAGCTAACGCTAACAACCGAATTAACTTCTCTCTTTTGCTCAAGAACTCGACGGTCTAATATGTTGGGTATGCTGGATAAAAAAGATAAGCTTGCAGCGCTTATCGTAGGTGGGGGACCTAAGGAGGAATCCGAAGGTTCAGACGATATGGAAATGTCTGTTGAAGCTAAGAAAGATGCAGCTCGTTCATTGCTATCGGCAATTGAACGAAAAGACATTAAGGCTTTAGTAGACGCCATGGAAACTATGATGCAAGTCTGCGAGCATTCGGAAGAGTAACCTGATAGCCCTGTCGTTTGATGGGGCTATTTTTTATCTGAGGGCCTAATATGGCGAGCACCGTCACGTTAACAAATCTTATCGAGCAAGTCAGACAGCGTGCAGATATGGAAAATACCACGTTTGTAACTGACGCTGAGATTACGACGTACATTAATTCAGGATGCCAAGACCTATATGATATCCTGCTTAAAAAGTACGAGGATTACTACACAATCAGCGGTTCAGTCGTAACAGATGGAATAGCGGACACGTTTGCGCTACCAGCTGGGTTCTATAAACTTATTGGTGTTGATTATTACTTGAGTGGACTGCTTCAGCCTATGGAGCGGTTTAATTTCGAGGACCGTTACAAATATCGTTATAATGCTCAGGTTCTTAGATATAGAATCATAAAGAACTCACTTAAAATCATTCCAGTACCTCCAGCTCAGACGTTAACTATCTGGTACGCGCCTGCATTCACTCCGCTCGTTACAGGGAGCGATACTTTTGACGGTATTAATGGATGGGAAGATGTCGTTGTTGTTGACGCTGCTATGAAGTGTTTGAAAAAAGAAGAATCTGACATTTCACAACTTCTTATTGAAAAACAAGAACTCACAGCTAAGATTGAAGAGATGGCATTCAACCGTGACCAAGGCAGACCTGAGGTTGTGGCTGATGTTGTTCAATACAGACTTCCGTATCAAAGATATTTTGGTGACGAGTGATTTTTAAAAAGGTCAACACTGATAATTACGAGCTTCAAAAAGTTCAAGACAGTGTTGCTGCAGCTTTCCAGACTCTTGGAATTAATTACATGGTTAATGGAGAGCTCGTTAAGGATATAACCTTAGCAAGTGGCGTTGATAATAAGGTTGAGCACAAGCTTAGCCGTGTTCCTAATGGGTTTTTCATAGTCGATAAGAATGCCACGGCAGACGTTTGGCAGAGCACCACATCAAACAAAATAAAAGACAAGCTATTGTTGTTGCGTTCAAGCGCAACGGTTACGATTAATCTTTGGGTATTTTAGGGGAATAATATGGC